TAAACCATTGGACACTAAATCCTCTGGATAGTGGTTCGACATTAGCAAATGGTAATCTGCAAAATAAGGGCGGCAGTAGCAAGAATACCCATGCCGCTGCCTTCCCAATGACCGGTAAATGGTATGTCGAGATTGACTGCATCGATATTAACACCGGAACTGCTGGCGCACATTTCTTTGGTATCTGCGATGCGTCAATACCTTATTCGTCAAACTTCACCACTCATGCAGCTACTAGCGCAGGGCAACAACGTGGTGGACAACTAAAGAAAAATAACTCCAATACTTCATCAGGAACGGCTGTAAATGACGGCGATGTCATTGCNNAACCTGACCGACACCACTATAACGACCAGCGGATCGTTCACCGGAAATGCTTCGGCAGATGGTCCATTTGTCTATCTGAACGGTGTGCCTACCGCGATGACGATCAACGGCAACAGCGTCACGTTCGCAACCCATGCAGATAAGCTGGCTAATGGCTTTAAGGTTCGTTCGTCTTCCAGCAGTTACAATACAAGCGGGTCTAATTCTTATTCAATCTCAACCACTGGCGCTGCATTCGCTGACAATGCCAACGCGCAGGGTAATCCGTAAGGAGCAAAAACGATGTGGAAATATACGCCGACAAATAAGACGATTCGACCCGGCATGGCTTGGACAGATCAAGACGGTACGCGGCATCCGGCAAGCTGGCATACATGGAGCGCCGCAGAGAAGACAGCGCATAATGTCGTCGAGGCTGCCGATCCGGTTGTGCCTGACTCGCGCCTCTACACATGGGCGCAGAATCCCGACGGGTCTATCACCAGTGCGCCGAAGGACATCAACGACAGGACAGAAACGATTGATGGCGAGGTCATCACGTTTCCCGGCGTCAAGTCTGTGCTGATGACGCAGATCAAGGATCAGCAAGCGCAGATGCTGCTCTCGACCGACTGGGCATATGTGCGAAAGATGGACACCGGCGTCGAAGTACCTGCCACCATACAGCACTGGCGCAACGAGATCCGGCTGGCCGCTGCGGCAAAGGAAGACCAGATATCGCAAGCGGTTGACATCGACGCCATCGCTGCGGTCATCAACGCTGATGGCTGGAATGATTGGCCTGAGTTAGTTGAATGAACGATCAAGCAAAACTTTTAATGGATGCTTCTAGCGTGACAATCGTAGCTGGTACGTTAATTGAATGGTTACCTGCAGCAGCCGCAGGAGCTTCGTTGGTTTGGACTTTACTTAGGATTTATGAAATGGAAACCTTTAGGAAGTGGATACGTAAATGTCGCAAGCAGTAATGATGAGTTATGGAGAAATAATGATTTTAGGAGTAGTTATGTTTGCTTTGCTTTTTGCAGCATTTCGTAAGTAACCTATGGAGCTTGATGCTAGGTTGATTTTAACGTTAGGCGGAATGCTTGTTTCTATAGTATCTGCTGCAGCAATCGTTAAACAAAAACTTTCTACAGTTATTGAGCAACTGACTGACATCGAAAAAAGATTAAGAGGTATAGACAAGCGTGTTGATATGTTAGACACTCATTACAGTACACATAAACAACGTCTTGATATATTGGCTCAAATGAATAGTCCTGAAAATCTCAGGAGAGAACACATGCTTACAGCACAAATGCAAGCAGACATAGGTAATCTAAAGGCTGCAACAGATTCATTAAAAAAGATGCATAATGGCGTACATCCTCCTGTTCCTAGTGAAAGGACTGCTACATGATTGGCCTGATATCAGCCGTCCTACCGTCAGTTATGGAAGTAGCCGGAAGGTTTCTTCCTGAAGACAAAGAAAAACGTGCAGCGGCAGAGCGTGAGATTGAGGCAAAGCTGACGACACATCTGGCACAGATTGATCTTGCTCAGTTAGAGATAAACAAAGTTGAAGCAGCAAGCCGTTCTGTGTTTGTAAGCGGATGGCGTCCCGCTATCGGTTGGATGTGTGGGGGTGCAATGGGTCTTAACTTTATTATATTCCCAATTGCATCGTTTGTGTTGGCACAGACAGGACATCTGGTAGAACTGCCGACGCTTGATATGTCACAGATGATGCCCGTCTTGATGGGGCTTCTTGGACTCGGAGGATTAAGGACCGTCGAAAAGATTAAACAGGTTAGTAAATGACGTTTGAAGAAAATCTAAGATCAGTGATAGAACAAGACGAAGGCGTTGTCTATAAAACTTATAACGATCATCTTTGTAATCGTACCTGTGGTATTGGACACTTAGTTTTAAAGACAGAACCAGAATATAATTGGCCTCTTGGAACAGAGATTACTAAAGCAAGGGTAACTCAACTGTACAATCAAGACATAGGCATTGCACTAAGAGATGCTAAATGGATTCACCCTGACTTTGATGAACTTCCAGAACTAGCAAAGATTGTAATTGCCAGCCTTTGTTTTCAACTTGGACTTCCAAGGTATCAAAAGTTTAAATTACACCATGCTGCTATTAAGGCTGGGGAATGGCGTGAGGCGGCTGAACAACTTAGGGACAGTAACCTATACCGACAAACAAAGAACCGCACAGAGCGCCACTGTAGGCGCTTAGAGAGCATAGGGGAAATCAGTAAATGAGTTATAGAACTGTTATAGATAAAGTACTGACACGGCTCAGAGAGGACACCATAGGCGCTGACTGGGTTGGTCCTATTGCTGCTGCTTCCGAAGTAGACAGTTATCAAAAACTTATTGGAGAACTGGTAAATGAAGCTAAAGACCTTGTAGAAGATGCTTGGAACTGGACTGCACTTCGATCCATTGAGACTGTAACTACTTCGTCAGGTACAGTTTCTTATACCATTCCTAATGTTAATAGCAGCTCAAGGATTCTTCAAGTTATAGATAATACTAACGATAGTATTCTAAAGCAGATAAGCGATAATGTATTTTTTAATTACACATACATAGGAACTACTCAGAATAGTGATCCTACCTATTACAGGTTAAACGGTAACGATATTCATTTCTGGCCCACTCCTGATGGAACTTTTGATATTAAAGTAAACGTTGTAATTCCACAGACTGACCGCACTCTTGCAGCAGATACTTTCACTATTCCTGAAAACTTAGTAACTCTTGGAGCTTACTACCTAGCTCTTAATGAGCGAGGAGAAGACGGAGGAACAACTAGTGACCTTGGTGGTCAGAGGTTTGCTCAAGCCCTTAGTGATGCAATAGCACAGGACGATGGTCGAACTATAGACGAGAATACTTGGTATGCCAGCTAAACCAATACGCCCCATTGTTCTCACGGGCATAGGAGCAAGAGGACTTAACACTCAAGCACAGAGTTCAACACTTGGACCTGAGTGGCTGACTCAAGCTGAGAACGTTGTCTATGATCTTGAAGGCCGTATGGGTCCGAGGAAAGGCATCCAACAAGTATCAAAACCCATTGCTAGTCCTATAAAGTCTATAGGAGAATACGTTAAGCCTGATCGTACTAGAGAGTACTACGCAGGAAGTGGAGCTACTATTGTTAAAGTAGACTTTACAACAGTGCCTGATTCTTTGATTACTCAAACTTTCTCAGGAACTCATCAGACTATTACCGACAGCAACTGGCAGTGGATAAACTTTAACGATGAGTTCTGGGGTGTTCAGTCAGGCCACAAGGTTATTAACTTTGACGGGACTACTTGGCAAGATATTGACGAACTGTCCCAGCACCATGATCCCCTTCATATTACCACGTTTGATCCTAATTGCGCTCTTGGTGAATTTGGTCGTATATGGTACGGAGGAGTAACGGAAGCAAAAGGAACTCTGTTTTATTCGGACAACCTTGTTGGTCAGAACGTAAGGACAAGTTCTGCAGGTCTTATCGATCTTAAGACTGTTTGGGGTAACGACGAGATAATTGGCTTAGGCTCTTTGGAAGACAAGCTGGTTATCTTTGGTAAACAAAACATTGTAATTTACAGCGGCGCTCTCAATCCTGCTACGATGGTTCTTGAAGAACTCATTAGAGATACAGGACTTGCAGGTAGAGACAATATTGTTTACATCGGTGCTGATCTAATCTTTATGAGTTACGAAGGTGTGCAGTCAATACAACGTGTACAACAGTCTGACGGTAAAGCTCCCATTGAAGGGTTATCCACAACAGTTCGTAATGATCTTACTAGGCTTCTTACTGCAGCAGACTTGGCTACGGTTAAAAGCGTTTACTATCAAAAAGAAGGTCTAATGATAACCTTTATGCCTGAACAAGACAAGGCATACACGTTTGATTTTTCTTTGGGAAAGAAAGAGTTTCCCAGAATAACTACTTGGACTTTTAATATTAATCCTCTATGTGCTGTTACTACTCTTGATGGTGAGATGTACATGGGTATTTCCAATGCAGTAGCAAAGTATGATGAATACTATGATACACTTCTTGTAGACTCCACTAGTACGTATGGAAGTTCTGGTGTTTGTATTGCTGCAGGAAACACATGGGATGGGGCTGTCTGTTGGTCTACTACCAACTACGAATATAACTGGCTGTTTGAAACTCCTTGGTCAGATTTTAACGATCCTATCTTTTCAAAGATTATTAAGTCTGGCTTGTTTACAATCACGGGCGGTAAGGGTGCATCAGCCACTATTGAAATTTCAAAGGATTACGAAGAGGACTCAAGGTTTTCAAAGACGTTTCCTCTTAGTAATGATTCTATCTTCTACTTGTACGGAGCAGCAAATTCTTTATATGGGATAGCTAATTATGCTCCGACATCCGGTCCTAAAGAATACAAAGTATCTCTGGCTAGGACAGGAAAAACTTTGCGTATTAAAATGACCTTTGATGTTAAAGGTCGGTACTCAAGTCTTATCAACTTAACCCTGCTTACCAAGCAAGGTAAAACACGGTAATTTAATTTAGCAGAAAGAGAAACATAATGGTTAATTTTTTAGGAGACATAATCGGCGGAGGCTTGAGTTTTCTTGGAGCAAAAGAGTCTGCAAAAGCAGCTACGCAAGCAGCACAGTCACAGGCAGATGCAGCAAGGGCAAATGCAGCATCGGCTACTGCAGCAGCTACTCCGTACACAATAGGTTCTTTGGGCGGTGTAGCGGATTTTGATCCTAAAAAGAAAGCAGGTTACCTTGGGCTTTCTCCGCAGCTTTCAGACATCTACGCTGGTGCTTTGGAACGCAGTGGAATGTTTGGCGAACAAGGCTATGGCTATGCAGCTATGGACCCCTTTGCAGCAGGTGAGTTATTCTTTCAGCAGTCAGACCCTTACTACCAACAGCAGCAGGATCGCACCAGA